CAAGGGGATAGAAATGCTCTACAACCCATAGGACTAACAACTCTTCCATATTTCTTATACATTTCAGGAACATACCCCTCTCCGCTTAGAGATAACCAATCAGGGTACATAGTCTTACAACTACACTCTATTCCTGCATTAAATATATCATTATTTATTAAACCTTCTCCATGTATGTTCTCATCATATAAGAAAACCAATTTAGGAAATAGTACAGGTTTTTTATTACCTTCTTTTCCTTGACCTTCTTTATGAACATTCAAAAAAGTTAAAGAAGCAAGTTTACCAAATCTGTCGGTAGCTAATCCAAAAGTCATTGTTATAAATGGGTAATCTCCTCTTGAAGAACCTACTGTATTTAACTTGTACTCTATTCCTTGCCACCCCTGTTCAAAATCTCTTTTAACTTTTTCAAAAGCCCAATCACTACCCTCTTTGGTAATTGTTTGCTGTCCTCTTATTTCTAACCATTCTTCCATATACTTTTTATAGCTTTTTTCAGCATAAGGGGTTAAAATCTTATCTACCTCGGGAACAGTAAATCCCCCATACTGTTGGGCGGCAGAGGATAAAATAACATCACCCATTACATCAAAAGCTGTATCCAAAGTTTTAGGTTCATTATACCAAACATTACCCATTTCAAAGCCATCTTTCATAATAGAACCTATATCAGCTAAACAACAATTTATTGTGTCCAACCTAGCACTTTGGTCGTGTATATAAATATACCCTTCTTTACAAGCCTGCAACTCTTCATTAGTCATAAAGAACTTTCTATATAACCTTTTATTTAACTCATTAAATATTAGACTCCTCTTTGTAGCCACCAAAGCACTGTCAGAGTTACTATTCTCCTTATCACCAATATATCTTATACTTTGAGAAGCCTTAAAAACTTCGTCCATCATGTGTATAAAATCTTGTTTATAGTTTCGGTAATTCATATAACTTTCTGCCACTTCTTCATTAAAGGATTTTAATACCTTCTCCACAAAATTATGCATTACATTTATAGGTATTTCTTTTAACCTCGACTGTATTATCATACTCTCAACGCCTATAACAATATCCTCTTTGTCTTTATCAGTTAAATCAATTACCTTTCTTTCTGCACTTAATGTTACCGCTCTTTTTATTTTTTCAGGATTATAAACTTCCTTAGTTCCATCTTTTTTTATAAGTATAACATCTAACAATTTCTCTTTCCTCCTTTAGATAATACCTTACATATTACACAAGTACAAGATACATAACCATAGTCTCTACTATCATAACTGTTTTCCTTATTATCCCCTTCAAAAAAATACTTTACAACATTACCATAAACAATCTTTCTTGTAATTCTCTTTATTACATAATATCTTTTACCATAAGCGTCTCTAAAAGGGCTTTTATAAACTATGATATCTCCTTCTTTTAATTTCCTTCTGTTAAAGAGTCTACAACCTATTAAAATATCTCCTTCTTTGAATGTCGGATACATACTTGTACCATAAACATACAAAAGCGGAAACATATAATATACAGCCACAGAAATAGTTAAAACAATAGCCAATGAAACTATAAGTAAGTCCATTATTTTTTCTCCTTTACTATTACATTTTTTTCTACTAAATGGAAAAAACTCTCCAAAGATAAAGTAACATAATTATTAGATGTACCATGTTGATGAAAAATAACCAAAGGTATTTTACCATTAGGACAATCCTGTTCTGCTTGTTTTAACCATTTAGATATTGATAATGCCTTTTGATTTTTACATTCTATGTGTAATAAAAAATCCAAAAGATTGTCTACCAATGTTATATCTCCTCTAAAGTCATCTGCCTTGTGTGATTGCTTTGCAAAACCACCTGATTGTGGCGTTCTCTTTAACTCAATTCCATACTTTTCTTGGAACTTTTTAGCCACTTCTCTTTCAAAGTTACTCCCTTTATTTCTTGCGTTTTTTCCTCTTTTCTTTCTTTTTTCAACCTCCTTTTCTTCCTTACTAACTTTTTTAAGTTTCATATAACTTCCTCCTTATATGCAAGATATTATATATTATATTTGATGTATATAAAAAAAGCAATTAAAAGAAAGGGCAATAAGATATAAACCCTATTGCCCTATCATCTATATTATCTAAGATACAGTTTTGTATGTAATTTACACAACCTAGTGTGTAAATCGTTTATCTCTTCCTTACCTAAAGGCATATTATCTAAATACCATTTTGCTTTTTGTAAATCTTCCTCCCCATTTTTAAACTTGTACCTCCACATATACTTAAAAGCATTACCTAAACAAAAATACTGTAACCCTTTTTCTCCTAAAAATAATCCCATACATTCAATACATTCTAAAGAACAATTATTTGTATAGTGTTCAGGGTGATTTACATTATCCTTCATATACTATTCTTCCCTCGCTTTCTTTATTTAATATTTCATACGCCATTTTCATTACTTCCCTCATTTGAGGGTGTGCAGTCTTATCCATTCTTAAATTAATTATGTGTTGCCATTCTTCCTCATTAGCCGTCATTATAATTTCAGTTTTCAAAGAGTTAGGTAAAATACTCCTAGCCTGTTGTGCTGTAGCACCTTCATTTAATAAACCGAAGTATCTCAATTCAAGTAATTCACAAGTAGTTTTCCAAATAGTAAAATTAAATTCATCAAAAAAACTAGGTAAAATACAGGTAATCTCATTACCAAACCTATCGTTGGAATAATTACAATACCTTGTACTCTCTTGAGCAAAAGCAACATTTCTATGCCTAACCAATTCGTGTGAAACACCTCTATCACATATAAAGTGCAAAGAATGTATAGTATGTTTCCTCTTATGTTCATCTCCTATTAAACTATTCTCAAAAACATTGCCTGATTGTTTAGCCCTTGTTTTATCATAAAAAGGACTGATATCCAATAATTCACTGTATCTCCCCTTGAATTGAGGGTATACCTCTAAAACTATATCTCCAAACATTATAGGGTACTTATTAAAAAGATACATCAATAAAAAGCAATAATCCCTTTTCTTATTAAACAACTCTCTCCATGCTCTAAAAGAACCTGATACTATAGTTAAAAAGTCATCTGCATGTGATATGTTAAAATACTTAAAGTTTAACTTTCTTTCCTCTAAAAGTCTAAAAAAGGCATTAGGAAAGAATAAAATTATATTACTGTGTTCCAACATAGCATAATGTTTCCTTTTTATAAGGTTAGTTATAAAAGGAATATAACTGTTAAATGTTATACTTGACTCGGATTTATAACACACTCTCCCTGCTCTTTCTATCAATTTATAGGGGTCTCTTTCCTCTATATAAGTTACACTAGGTTTTACTATTTTCACCTTCTTTTACCTCCATAAGTTTCTACATTTATATTTCTGTTTTCTTCCTTAAAATCCCCAGTTCTTCGGCTGACTTCCCTACTTAACATAAATATTATATCCTCTATAGATAGTATATTCATACTTAGTAATCTTAACTTATTTTTATAGTCCACATAATTATCATAATAAGGTATTACATCAGGGTTTGAATTTATATCCCTTTCCTTAGCTGTTTCTGATAATTTAGAGTTTAGTAACTCTTTATACCTTTTATCACTAACCATATAATACTCTCTTCTAGCCTCCTCACAAAGTAATTCAGTATACCCCACTAAAGTTCTCATATATACCTTTTGCTGTGTGAAAGCATTTAAGTATTCTCCTAAATCCTTGTTGGATACCTCAGTAATATTTTGCGGTAAAGAAAGATAATCTCCATCTATATTAAGTGTCTCATCTTCTTTAAGTAAAAGCTCAATTATACATTGGTCTAAAGGTTTGCCTATAAGCTCTCTTATAATAGTTTCATATTCATTTATAGGCTTTTCTTTTCCTATCCTAAGTGCAAAACTTATTTTTTTATTATTATCAATAGCCATTGCCCATTTGAAACCAAAAACAAACTCTTCCAAATTGGCTATGGGAATATCATATTTTTTATACAGAGCAAGATTAAGCTCCAGT